GGCACAATAATAATCTTACGACTATTATTGGTTATGATGGCTACCTTGCCCACTCCCTCGCGTCCGAAGAACGAGGATGGTGAACAAGGCGCCCCGCGACGTTGTCGCGCGTTCCGAGCTCGGACATCTAGGTATGTCCGCCGCGCTCTTGCTGACTGGGGGTATGTCTTCGGACATCCCGCCCCCAACTTCTCCCTATCTGGCGACTGCTTAGAACAGAGTCGCCAGGTAAAGAAGCTTCTAGGTTCCTGCCCGAGTAATGACCATAAGGAAGTTATGGCCTGGCAGTCCATCAAGAAGGGCCTCCCGGACTCATGCGGATGCATGACCGGTCCCTTGATGGAGAAGCTTGTGGAGGGGGTTCGTCGACCTAGGCGTCAACTCCCCGTCGGTTACCTGCGTTTTGTCGCCCAGCAAACATCCCGTCTTTTTTCGAAAGGATGGGATCTGGGCTACGAGGAGCAGGTTCTCCTCACATCTCCGCCGCTTAGCGCGACAACTGATTCGACTCGCTCCGAAGGGGGCGCGTTGGGTACCGGGATTGATCACGATAGCTTCCTTACTGAAGCTCTTAGTGGTCCTTCCCGGCCCGACCGCCCGGCCCCGGAAGCCGAATTGATTGTCGTTCAGTCAGCTGGGAAACCTCGTCCTCTGACGAAGTTCTCATCCGACGAGCTTCTCCTCCGACCGCTTCACAAGACAATTTATAACCACCTTTCAAGGTTTAAGTGGTTGTCTCGAGGCGATGTGTCGGATGATGGACTTGCGAAAGCGGGGTTCCACCAGGGAAAGGGTATCCTCACATCAGGCGACTACGCTTCGGCCACCGACAATTTGTCGATCGAAGTCGCAGAAGTGATTTTGGGTACTATCCTTGCCTCTTCCACTGTTCTTCCTGCCTCCGTCACTGAGAGGGCAATGCAGATTCTTCGGCCGATCCTTTATTGGGTTGACGGTCCACTGAATTGTCCTCTCTCGTCGAAGAGATATGTCGGTCGTCCTTCCATTGGACAGATGATGGGCTCTTACCTCTCTTTTCCTCTGCTCTGTCTGCAGAATCGCATCGCGTACTTGTACGCGATGCGGTGCTCAGGGCTTAGCTGGAAAGAGACGGTTTCGGCCCCCTGTCTGATAAACGGGGACGACATACTGTTTCAGTCGACGAAGGAAGCATCGGACGTGTGGATGGGGAAAGTCGGAGAGCTTGGGCTCGAGGTCGAGCGAACAAAGACTTCTGTGGACGATGAGTACGGTTCTTTGAACAGTACTCTATTACGTTTTGTAGGTGGCTACCTTCGGGTCGTGCCTACATTGCGTTTTGGTCGTCTACGGTCGTCTGAATTCGTGAACTCGCTTGGCAGGGAGTTTTCCTTGTTTCTTGCAGGTGTTACCAGTAACCAGCGTTTCCGCGCCGGGTTAGTCTGGTTCCGCTCAAAACTTCGCTCTTTGCGGTCAACTAGATTGACTCTTCATGAGCTCGGTTTCCGAGGGACACTTGCTTTGAGACTTGGAGGACTCTTCAAGTTGGCTCTTTTCGATCCTGAGCCTGTTCTGGTTCCGTCTCCGCCCGTTGGGCATGGGATTACTCTCTCCTCTGAGGAGTTTTCCCGATTGCCGGAGGAGGAGACGACAGCAGAAATCCGCCAGATGGCGGCGAGGGAGACGGCAGCATGGAAGTTCACCTTGGACTTCTCTTGCTGTCGCGTCAAGGCAGCACTACGGTACTGTCTTGCCCTTTCCTCCATCAGGAGGGTTGAACCTGTTTGTGGACCGGTTCGCTCCGTGACTTTCCGTGGCTCCCAGTTTTCTGGAGCTAGGCTAAGTGATGTGAATCGGCGTCGGAGGCTAGAGAGAGAAGCCTTCGAACAACCGCGAGAAGTTGGTGTGCGGTCTGTTGCGATTCCTGATCGCTTGTTGTTCGACCAGGACAACTTGTTTCGAGAATCGGAACCCCCCCCAGCGTACGGGTACGGTTGGTCTGAGTGCCAAACCGCACGGAACGTCGTCGGGCCCGCTATGGACTCTAAGAAATAGTGGGTGCTAGACCCGGAGAATGAGAGTGGTTGCACAGCCAAGAGGCTTGTGAGGAAAACCTGGGCCCCCTACCTTCTGTGGTAGGATAAGCCGCGTATTCCCGCACTAAGCGATTTGTTATGACAATAGCAATGAAAAGACCTTGCGATTCAGGTCATCGTTGGGGAGCGTGGGCCCAAATGTTAGTACTCCACGGCTGTAGGGGCGGGGCTTGACTCCGCGGCCAGGAAATCAATCCCTGGTAGCTACTCTCACCTTCGGAGAGCAGGATGTAGGCA